TACAAATGTCTGCCATTGTGTTGGCATCTACGTCGCTCCTAGTGAAGAGCCTGTTAGAAAGTTACCTCGGGGGATAACCGTGGATCTCATGTAGTTGTAGTTCTTGTTGATGTAGATAGTCCGCATATGTTCAATACCAGTCGTAAACTTCTGGAACGATATCTGGGCTGACTGGTTATCCCCGCGGAATTGGTAGGTGTTGTACATCGCACCATCCACAATGATGTGCTTAAACTCTGGGGGAATCGTAGGTACGTCGTCGAAGAGCTCGAGATCTACGGGGTTACGGTAGTACTCGTAGACTAACTCGTACGCCTTATCCGGTGCAGGAACCACGATGTACTCGAGGCTTGGTGCGAGGGCGATGTAGTCGGGAACCCTACGAGAGTTCACATCATCATTATACTCAAAATCTGCGTATCTATCAAGGTATTCAGAGTACTGAATCACACGGAGTTTCTTTGTTTCAACCTCGAGGTCATCATTTCTCCTGATGCGGAATGTCTGCTGGTTGATCGACTTCGTGTTGCTAGGTACGGCATAACGTACGGTGCCCGGTGTTAGGATGTCCTCCTGCTCCACGTGGTTGAAGGGCCATCCAAATTGCTCGTGGTTTATCTCGCGGATAGCCGCATTTACTGCGTCTTTCACGGAGGAGTAGAAGCCTACCGCAGTTGCAAAGTTAGACTCTGTAAGCTCCACCTCATTCAACCGACGGTTTACTTCATTGACAAGGCCTAGGAAATTGTACGACATATTAGTTTTCCCTCACTGTAATCGTTACGGTGCGCTCTGTGGTCAGGCTGTTAGAGTCGATGATCTGGCAGGTTAACTTGTACTTCACGTTGGCAGTACCTAACCCTATGAAGATACTCGCCACAGTGTCTGTGTTCGTCTGACTTACCTTCTGCAGTCCATTCACGATCAAGGCATTTGTGAACTCTGTCTTTACGCCATCCGCATCATCAATGAACCACGTCACAGATGAGATCGTTTTATCGCCTAGGTAGCGAGACCAATCAATGCTGTAATCTAAAGTTTCGTCAGGGTCTTTGGTAGGCCACTTAAAGGACATTATGCTTTTACCTTATATGTACGTGTCAATTGATTTGGTGCTTGCTCTATGTAGACCACACGGTTTCTGTCGTAGGCATCCCGGATCGCATTAAAGTCGAAGTCCGTGATGGAGATGGTGATTGTTCCTAGGGTTGCTGTAGCTTGTAGCGCATTTACTTGCAGTGCGTTAGATGTCGAAATCTCCACGGCATCAGACAGCGTAATCGTTGCACTAACATCATCGACACTGATACTCGCCTTTGCGATGACTGTAATGTCACCTGCAGTGATCGTTGCAGGAACAGCTTCTGCAGATACCGTAACGCCGTTATCGACAATGACATCTTCAATGATGACTGTCGCATCGACACCTTGAATCGCAATGAGTGTCGCAACAGGTACTGCGACTGTACCTATCTGTCCTGTCGCTGTAACCGCATCTAAGGGGACTACAAGCTGTAAACCCCTCCCTGTTGTCGAGAAGGGGACACTTGCAAAGGGTGCGTCAGAAAACGACATTTTAGGTTAGTCCCTCGTACCGTCTGGGCTGACAGGCCAGTCATCTTCCTGTAAGAACGGAAAGTTTGTATGGTTTGTTATATCCCGTAATTGATTTCTGTAAAGGGACCACGCCTGTTTATCTGCATCGGAGAGTGGGCAGTCTGCAAGTTGAGTCCAGTCTGAGTAGAACAGGATTCTATTTCTGCGAGTGCGTACGAGGTATGATGCTCTTTCTTCGGTAGTCATCGTAATGTATCCTTATGTTCTTACTACTGTTTGGGTAGCACAGCCGCAGGCGGCGTGAAGTTAGCGGTGTATCGGGCGACACCTTTGGTGATGCGTAGGTCGTCGATGTAACCGTGTAAGTATCTGTCTGCTCCAGCGGCAGTCCTAAAATAAGCTACTTGCATTACAGCATTTGCATCAGATGACGGATCGGTTATAGCGTTTGAATTTGTAGCAGAACCATCCTCAACGCCATTGACATATATCTTAAAAGAGCTTCCGTTGCGGACATATGCTAAGTGATACCAAGTATCTGCCGACAACGTAGTAGACCCTGAAACGACAGCAGACCAAGAGCCTCCGATATGAGCAATTATTCTTGGATTATTTGAGCTAGAGACATCACAAGTCAATCCAGAGTTTAGATCCCTACCAAAAAGCACAATATGATTAAATTGATTGATCGTTGATAAGTTCAACCAACATTCAATGGTAAAGTCTCCTGACCCAAAGTCTGTCAATGAAGTGACTTCTCCAGATAAATAATCCCCCGTCCCATCAAACTGCATAGAGCCTGTGCCGTACTTCTTCACTGAGTTCTCAACGTGTGCATCACCGACTGTCTCCAAGACGTTACGCCCTGTGCCGTCATAGATGCCTGCGTTGGTGAAGTTACAGAGGAGGGATGTGCTGTCTGTTTTAGTTAGCGGTGCGGTTGGGGGTGTGAAAGCTGAAGTATAGACTGCTGTACCTTTGACGACTCTGAAATCTGACATGTATGCGTTTGTACTTGTATTCACATATCTGAGCAAGGAACCAGCGATTGTTAATTGTGTATTAGAGTTTTCTGGGTATGTTGTAGTTGTACCTGCACTCGTCCCATTTACATATAAAGTAATGGTTCCAGAATTACTAACTAACGCAAAATGAACCCACTCGTTAGCGGGGGCTGTACCGCTAGAGGACGTAATTAATGCCGCTGTACCAAAGTGGTTCCACTGCAACTGCCCAGTTCCAGTTGATGGGCGGATTAGTCCGTAGCTAACTGAAGAGCCTTCTAGGCTAAACATTCTTTCATTAGCATTATCTGTTATGCCGTAAGTCCAACCTTCAATAGTCCAATCACCCGAACTTAAATTAAAATCAGCATCACTTGGTGTATTTAAAGTATCTCCACTCCCATCAAAATACCCACTACCACCCTTCGTCGCAGGATCGTATGCGGTGCTTGGTGCGAATGGAGAGAATGGGGCGACTTCTGGATCACCGTTGACTGTGATGCTGTGAGCGTTACTGCTGTTGTCTACAAAGCGATTGCTTTGGCAGGTGAGTAGTTCAGTGTTAGTCACATCAGTTAAAGGTGTGGTAGACGGTGTAAAATTACTTGTGTACACAGCATCACCAACAACAAATCTTACATTACTCATGTAGCCAGAAATTTGTCCAAAATACGTTGCTTGTCTACGCCCACCAATTAATAACTGGCCAGATGACGATATGTCAGTGTAGTTGACTGAGCTTGTTGTTGAGACATCCTCTACACCATTTATAAAAATGCGTAATGTAGAGCCGCTACGGGTAGCCGCAACGTGTTGCCATTCATGCTCAGTTAAACTTGAGTTTGTATCTAATTGTGTTGCGCCATTGTTTTCAAGAACTCTTAAAGTTCCATCGGTGTTGTGTCTGAAAGTTAGCGACCCGTCAGGCTGGCCTGCCTGAAGAATACCGCAGGCGGCGGCAGAAAGGTTTGTGGGGTATACCCAAGCCTCAATACAAAAATCTGTACTGCCGGTAATCGCAATGCTTGATGATGTTGTTGCGTATAGAAGAGAACTCCCATCAAAGTAATTCCCCCACTTACCCTCATCCTGCGAGAATGGCGAGAAGCTACCCTGCGTCACGTTACCGTTTCTGGTGATCTGACGGGTTGGGTGTGAGCTATCAATGAAGCCGATGTTGCGGTTTGCTCCACGGTTCTGGAGTGTCAGGAGGGATGTACCAGAGACAGCCGTTAGGGGTGATGTAGGGGGTGTGAAGGCAGAAGTGTAAACGGCAGTGCCTTTGATAAGACGTGCGTTGCTGATATATCCAAGCCACGGAGCTAAGTTTGATCCATCATTTCCGACCAAGAAACTGCTTTGAGCAAAATTTGTAGAGTTGGTTGCAGTTGCTGTTAACTCACCATTTACAAAGATTCTTAGAGTCGTGCCTTCTCTTGTAGTCGCTACATGAGTCCATCGGTTAAGCTCAGGAATAGTTGATGACCCAAGTATATCGCCAACGGCGAACTGTCTTACTTTTAACTGGCCTCCAGTGACATAGAAGACAAATCCGCCACTCGTATTATTGCAACCAATGTAGTTGTAAGTTGTATACGCTGAATTTGGATAAACCCACGCCTCGTATGTAAAATCACCAGTCCCTAGACCAAATGTGGCGTCTGTTGCGGCACTTAAATAATTACCACTTTTAAACACCCCACTCCCTGTCACCGTGTCTGTGTCGGCAAATGGAGAGAAGCCCTTGATCTCTGGATCGCCATTGACCGTGATGGTGTGTGCATTACTGCTTGTGTCAATGAAACGGTTGGCGTTACAGGTGAGTAGTGACGTGCCTGATACGTCAGTCAGAGGTGTGGTGCTAGGGGTGAAGTTGGAGGTGTAGAGGGCAGTGCCTTTGACGACTCTGAAATTAGACAGGTTGCCCGTGAAATAAGTGGCCGATGTATATCTGCTTGCAATATAAAAATTAGGTGCAACGTAGTTATTTGAGTCAGAGTAGGAACCGCCAAGATCAGTCCCGTCAACATACATTTTAGTAGTGCCAGAATCACGAACCAAAGCAAAGTGATGCCAAGTTCCGTTATCAAATCCGTGAGACTGACTAAACACAG